TGCGGCGCGGGTTGCAGCTGCGTCACGTTCGCGTTCTTCACGCAGATCGCGCAGGTCAAAGCCACGCGTGCCGCCAACAGCACCAGGGGCAGAGGAATCAGTCCACAGCTTTTGCAAGCTGGCGAAGTCCTTTTTCGCTTGGTCAACTTGAGTGCTGACAGTGCTGGTGAAGGTGTTCCAAGCCCCTTGGAAATCACCTCGCACAGCTTGGCTGACCACTTGGAAAGCGCCGACAACACCGCGGGCCATCGCGCCAAACAGCGCCACGTTGGCGTAGATGAATGTTGCGACTGCTCGCAGGCCGCCTTTGATCACCTCAAAGAGTGCCGTCCAATCCTGCTTTGTATCGAACATCTCAGAGAAAACGTCGATGATCGTCTGCAGCGCCGGCAGCAGCGAATCCATCAACTGCATCTGGAAGCCTTGCGTCCTGAAGCCCAGCTTCGTGATGCTGTCGTTGAAAACCTCAGAGCGCTGCGCGAACTCATCGCTCAGCTTGTAATTGAACTCATCAAACGACTTGCTACCACCGTTCAACACGGTGATCAGCTCAACGCCAGACTTGCCAAACAGCGACATGGCCGCGGCAGCTTTCTGCGCACCATTGGGCATATCAGCGAAGCGATCAGCGATCTCGCGGAAGGCTTCGTCTGTGCTTTTGAGTGTGCCGTCTTCTCTCTTGATTGTGATGCCGAGCTGCTGGAAGCGTTTTGTCAGCTCCTCATTCCCTTCAGCCGCTGAGACCATGTTGACGTTCAGTTTCGTCAACCCTTTGATCAGCTGCTCATTGGTCACATCAGCAAGCGCTGCAGCGTTCTGCATTCCCAGCAGCGATTGAGCAGCCACGCCCGTTCGCGTGCTGGCCTTGCCCATGGCATCAGCCACGTCGATGCCGGACTTAATGAACGCCGTGAAGGTGCCCACTGCCAGCGCAGCACCCAATGCCTTAAAGCTTGCGCTCAGGCCGCCAACGGCCGTCTTCAGGTTGTTGACCTTGCCGGTCACTCCCTGCATGGAGTTGCCAAGCCGGCGGATGTTGTTCTCTCCTTGAACATCCGCCTTAATGCGCAGCAGCGCGTCGAGATTCATCGCCATCTATTTGCTCCTCTTGCTAACCACGCTCAGAACTGCCGCTTCCATGATCTGCAGATCCTCCAGAACGGCGCGGGGCTCTTCTACTTCATAGAGTCTAAGGAGCCACTGAACGGCGCCATAATCCAGGCCAATCAGGCCGGCCATGCCCGTTCGCCACTGCGTCTGGCAACGCATGAACAGCTGAACCGACTCCCAGTTATCAGGCAACACTGCAAAGTGCTTCGTATCCTCACGTTCAGGCAAGGCCACGCCAAGCGCAGCCGCATCCTCCTGCGTGTGATCCTCAACGCCGCCGGCTGCCCAGTGCTCGGCGGCCTCGATCAGTTTTTTGCCTTGGCCCCCTGCAGGCTCTTGAAGTAGGTGGTCACGATCGCGGTGGCCAGCATGGGGATGTCGAGCAGACGCTCGAGCACCTCACGGGCAATGTCCTGATCACTGGCCTCTTCGGTCTGAATGGCCTCGCCAAGCTCACGCAACCGCGACTGGCTCAGCCGGACGAACTCGCCATCAAAGGTCTGGCGTTGGTGCCGGCCACCATCAACCGGCACATCGAAGCTGATCGGCCACGTGAACCGATCATCTTGCTTCAGGACAAAAGCCATCAGGTGAATTCAATCTCAAGCTCATCATTGCCTGCATCCGTCGGAGTGGCAATGTATGGCAGGTTCAGCATCTGGATGCCGTCCTGATCGCTGTAGGTGGGGCTGCCCAGATCAGTCTGCGGCGAGCTGAAGGTGATGATGTTGCCGGCGGTCTGGCCATGCTGGAAGGTCAGGTTGCCGGTGTCAGGGCCAGCAGCAGCGCTGAAGTAATCCTTCGCCGTGATGGTTGGGGCCTCGATCACCACGGTGCCATTCGGCCCGCGGTTGGTGATCAGCACCTCCTTGGTGCAACCGATCAGCTCCCGGTAGACCATCTCATTGGCCAGATCCATCGAGAACGACTGGAGGCAGCCGGCATAGCTGAACAGCTGGAAGCCGGTGGTGTTGCCCTCCTTGAAAATGACCGGATCAGCCTGATCGTTGTAGGTGGTGCTCGGTGGCGTCACATCGCCAGGGGCGTTGTAGATGCCCATGAAGGTGAAGCTGATCGTCGGGATCTGGCCTACCTCGCCGTTGATGGTGAAGCTGCCGCGTGCGCCGGTCAGCTTGTGGCGGATCTGATCGTTGAAGTAGTAGATCGTTGCTGAAGGGAAGCTGGCGCTGAGCGGGCTGTAGGTGACGCTGGTGCTAGCCACCGTGGTCACATCGAGGCCGCAGGCCTCCAGCAGGATGCCGTAGGCCGGTGCGGTGCCTGCAGCGCCGGAGCCAGTCAGCTCCACATCGAAGGTGATCTCAACGCGCTGGTTAGCCAGCAGCTGCTCTGCATTACCGAGGAAGGGCCGGATGATCTCACGGCTCACCACATCGGACTGCAGCGGTGTGATGTTGATGTTGGCAACCTTGATCGCATCCGCACCAGCAGGGGTAGCGTCCGTTCCGTAGGTTGATTCTTTGGCCGCAACGATTAGGCCTTTGCGTGTCAGAGCCATTGCTCAGCCTCAGCAGGATGTAACCGGCTCTGAACGCCGGGGATCTGATCCCATCGTAGCCATCACGAAATCGTCAGATCTGCCACGCTGGTTCTGTATCTCACCAGATACTCAAGGCTGACGACACCAGCGGGCTGATCCGCTTCGATCATCTCAAAAGTGACGCCAGCGGGCTGCACGTCGATTGCGTAACCGCCAAGGGTGAGATCGGCCATGATCTTGCCGTGAGCGCTTTGCACGATCGGATCGGCCAGCTGATCAGGCACGTTGCCGCGCACAATGATCGCCACCCGCACCGTGAGGCTCCAATCCAGCGTTGGCAGCGCCGTGTTTTGCTGCGCCGTGTCGTTCACCGGCTCAACCACAATCGCCGGGCTCTCCCCGCGAGTGAAGGGCTCCACCCGGCTGCGGTAGATCCTGGTGCCAACCTGAGCGGTGCCAGTCAACGCAGTGCGCAGTGCCGCCAGGATTCGCTCGCGCTTGGTCATCAGTGGCACATCACGCTGATGTTGACGGTAACGGTCCCGCTAACGCTGGTCACCGTGGAGCGCACATACTGCACAGCGCGGCCTTCATAGAAGTGCCCATCAGTGCCGCTCTCGTTGTGCGCTTTCTCTGTGTCGATCGCGAACCAGTGGATGCCATCGAGCGATCCCTCATCCTGAATTGTCACATTGCCAGTGACGCGATGCACAAAGGTCAGGTGCGAGCCATGCACCATCACAGCTTCGGTTGAGCCCAGATCTGTGAGCTCAGCAAAGTGGTAGACGTTCCGATTCAGCTCACCGGAGGATCCGTAAACAGTCATGGTTTCTGGAGACCGAGCTCAACAATGGCGCCATCGTCAATCAGTCTGGCCTCCCTCACCGTGTAAGCCACACCGGCCACGGTGATCGAGTCGCCATAGAGCAGGTTGCCAAAGTCGGAAGCCTTGGCCGTCAGCGTGTAGTCAGTGCTGAGCACCTGATCGCCAACCAGCACCTGCGAAGGCATATCGAGGATGCCTAACGCAGAAACGGCGCCAGCCGTGCAGCTGACGCCGAAGTCGTTGAAAAATGCGCCGAGATCTTCAGTCAGCGGCATTGGCCTTCGCCTTCTTCACTGGGGCCTTCACTTCAGCTGGCGCTTCAACAGCGCGACCCATGCGGATCAGCTGCTGTGCCACCTGCGTGTCCAGTTCATAGGTGCCGCCTTCTTCAAGGTGACCGCCAGCAGCGCAGCAGCTGCGTTTCACAAGAACTTTCATCAGATCAAAAAAGGGCCGGTTGCCCGGCCCCCTCTCCTATCAGGTGGTGATGTCGAGGATCGCAGCGAAGCTCTCGGGGTGACGAACGGCCACGTCATAGGTGACGATGCCGCGCACGCTGGTGAGCGCCTTGCTGAAGTCGTCGCTGTCTTCGCCCACGGTGATCTCGAGACCGTTGCCCCAGAAGCCGACCATGGCCTGGCTGAAGTCGCCCATCAGCATTGCGGAGCAAACACCGCTGCTGGTGCCCTTGGTCAGGTTGCTGGGAACCTGGTTGGTCACGTACAGGGGATAGCCGTTCACCGAGGTGGGGGTGCCGCCGCGGCCCAGGGCATCGAGCTGGTTGTTGACCAGGAACGGGCCGTCGCCGGTGGTGGAGCCGCCAGCGCGGAGCTTCTTCAGCTCAGCCAGCACCTTCGCGTTAGTCACGTAGGCGATGTTGTCGCGGTTCAGGGCGCCGTTGTCGATCAGCACCTGCTCCTCGAGATCCACCAGGGACTCAACGGTGATGGGGCCGCCGTTGGTGCCCAGGGCCACCGAGCCGATGCCGGTGGTCTGCATGATGCCCTCAGGCTGGCCGGAGGAACCGGAGCCGTTGAGGATGCCCAGGTCGATGCCGAGGTTGATGCCGTCGGTGATGTCGCGACGCACCAGCTGCTCGATGCCAGGGGTGCCCTGCAGCAGGGTCTGGCGGCTGTATTTGGACAGGGCTGCCAGGTTCTTCGGCGAGAGGGTCACCTGATCAAAGGTGGACTCAGCCTGGGTGATTGCGGTGGTCTCAGTGCCCAGGTAGTAGGTGCTGGCCACAGAAGCGCGACGGGGGATCGCGACGTTGCCCACCAGGCCGGTCATGGTGCGAACACCAAGGCCGAGCATGATCGAGTTGTTGCGCAGCGCCTCGATGAACTCATCGGCCATCAGGTCGGTGGCAACCAGGTTGCCGCCGGTGGTAGCGCCAGAGGTGACGTAGGTGGCGCGAAGTGCAGAGAAGGGAACGAAGAAAGAATTGCGTGCGGTCTTATTCAGGCCGGAACGCTCAACCTCTTGGCTCATCTCGCGCACCAGGCCGGCGTCGCGGGAAGACCAGTCGCCGGTCAGTGCAGCGCGAATGCCAGCGGTGATGCTGTACTGAGCAGCGTCACGCTGATCCATTTCGATCTGCTTGACGGGCTCAACAGGCTTGGCGTCGAGCTTGTCGAGCACAGCGGCGCGGGCCTCATCAATGCTGCGGCCAGACTCGATCAGCTGACGGCCAAGGTCGCCCATGCCGTGCTTTTCGGTCAGTGCAGTGATGCCGGCGATTCGGGTGCGCTCAGCCTTTGCAGCCTCGGCAGCCGCTTCAGCCCGCACCACTGAGATGTCAGGGGTGTTGTCCATTTCAACCACAGGTTGAGGGTTAGGGGTTTGTGGTGCGGCAGGGGCCGCGGGTTGAGCGTCGAGAGCACGCCCGACGCCGACCGTTGGGTCTGCAGGTATGCTAACCACGCTCACTTCGTGGACTCCCCACGAAGTCGCTACGAACTCACCATCGCTTCGCTGATCCATCTCCCGGATCTGGTAACCGAAGCTCACGTTTCGCAGCACGCCATCTTTCACATCAGCCAGCACTTCCTGCGCGAAGGCGTTACGGCTGAAGCGCACGCTCACATAGCCGCGCTTCTTCTGGTCATCAATCCAGCCACGCTCAACGACACCGATCACGCGATCAGGGTCATGGTTGAACAGCAGTGGGGCGCCATTGTTGAGGCGGCTGAGATCGGCAGCGCCACGCTCGTGGCTCAGGATCTCTTCACCGAAATACCGGGCGACGGGATACTCAGAGCTGAAGGGAAACTCGATGGTGCGATCATCTTCGGCCACCTGGAAATCGGTGACCTCTGCCCTTTTAAGGATTTGACCTTCTAGGTCTCGCGAGATGTCATCCATGGCTCTGCCGGTTGCCTCCTCGAACTCTATTGGCTCGTAACCATTCTCATCCAACCACGCGCGAGCCTCATCAGCACTGAACTGGGCAGCGTCGAATCGGATGGCCTGCAGTTCGGTGGTTTCGTCTTTGATGCCATAGATCGCGTCGATGCCGCGGCCCATGTCATCGTTCACGCGCCGCAGGCTGTCGTATTGGCCTGGATCATGCAGCCGAGCCGCGTGCTCATTCGGATAGGGGCGACTCAGATTCGTCTTCGTCATCATCCTCCTCATCAGGGTCGGGTTGCTCAGGTTCAACAGGTGCAGCAGGCGCAGCCTGTTCAGGGGGCTCAGCCTCGGCGATCCCGGTCGTTGTGTCGAAGGTGAGCTCCATCTCCTCCATCAGCTCCAGCTCAGCCTTCCGCGCACGCAGCAGATCCTGAAGGTCACCACCCCCTTCGGCCACCACATCCGCCAGGGTCTTGAAGCCGTTGCGCACTGCGGCCGCATAGGCATCGACCTCCTTCGCCGGATCCACCCAGCTCCAGCCGCGCGGCATCCACCGCACATTCAGGTAGCGCTCAGGATTCGACTCATAGTTCGGCAGCGGCAGCACACCGCTCAGCACTGCCATCTCCAACCAAGCCGCATAAACCGGCTGGTGGAAGTTCTCGATCATGTAGTTCTGAAGCGCCCGCCAGTTGTCGCGATCCTCCAGCAGGCTCAGCCGGCTGCTGCTGTAGTTCGTTTGGCTGAAGTCGCGCGAGATGGTCTCATAGCTGCAGCCCAGGCCGCTGGCCATCGCCCGGAGCATGGCCCGCATGAATGGCTCGAACTGGCCATCAGGCGCATCGAGCTGCGGCACTGACACGCTTTCGCCTGGGGCCAGATACTTGAACACACCAGGCTCGAAGTTGCTGACGCGATCACCGTCGTAGACCTCATCGCCTTGGAGCTCGCCCTCAGGGCTGGTGATGAAGCCCATCAGCGCACTGCTGGCGCGGGCCCGCACCACCTCGGCCTCCTCATAGCCGCTCAGATGGTGCATCCGCTTGATTGCCGATGCGAACCAGGGCACGCCTCTGGTCTGGCCGGGGCGCTCCTGCTGGTAGAGGTGAATGATCTCGTTCGCTGGGATCAGCTGGTGGCGATTCGCCACAGGCCGGGCGAATGGCGTGTCGCCTGGGTGGCTGGTGAGGAAGGCATACTGCACCGGCCGGCCCCAGGGGTCGAGCTCGATGCCCATGCGCCATTCATTGCCCGCCACCGTGCTCACGCCGGTGTATTCGTCATCGAGCAGATCGGCCTCGATCACATCCAACGCGAAGGGGATGCTGCCGCCGCCAAAGGGTCGCCGCACGATGCGGATGAACACCTCACCCGATTCGCACATCGCGGCAACGGCCAGCCGCTCAATGTCGCTGAAGCACAGCCGGCCCGCGGTGTTGCAGGTCTCCTTCCGGCCCCACATCCGCCAGGCTTTTTCGATCGCATCGTTCACCGTGTGATCGAGCCGGCCAGCACCGCGCTGCATCGGCACCTGCACCTGCAGGCGCACGCCGGTGCCGATCACATTGTTCTTGACTGCCCGAACTGCCTGCCGCGCGTAGTCGTTATCGCGTACCAGCTGGCGGCTGCGGTTGCGCAGGCGCTTCAGGCTGCCGTTGATCTCGGCATCAGCGCTGGTGCCATTGGCAATCCAGTCGCTGGTCAGCCTGCTGACGCGAGCGCCTTCATACATCCGGCGCCGCGGTCGGCGGAAGCCAAAGGCTTTCAACAGCTGCGTTCGGAGGCCCATCAGAAGCGGACAAAGAGATTGTGGGGATTGCCCAGGCCGTTGGCCTGTAGCTGCGCAGCCTGCTCGCGCTTCACCTGCGCTTTCAACTGGCTTTCTAGGGCCAGCAGATCCTTGAGCTCGTATTTCGTCAGGCTTCGGCCAGCGATGCTGTACTGCTTGACTGCGCCACCGCTGATCAGGGTGCGGATTGCAGCCTGCACAGCGTCGAGATCTTGCTCGAGCTGCGTGCGGCCATCAAACGCACCAGGGGTGCCGCTGTATTCAAGGGCCGCCAGCACCTCGAGCTGGCCAGCGCCAAGGGTCAGCTTTTCGCTGCCCTGCTCTGCGATTGATTGCCAGTACCAGGTGCCGGCATCGAAGCCAGCGCTGGTGGCGGCTGAGATGGTGAACTCCCAGCCCAGGCCATAGGCCACGCCTGTGACTGTTGCGCCTTCGCTTGCGGTGTTGGTGCGCAAGTAGTAGGTGAGCGACCAGCTGGTGCTGTCGATCGAGTTGCCGAGATTGTCGCGGCCAGCATCATCCCGCCACTTCACCGTGTCGCCAGCTCGGATCTCGGCAGGAATCGTCACGGCCTCACCAGCTGCTCACGAAACTTGACGCCGCAGGCTGCGACTTCTGCCTCGATCCTAGCTTCGGCTTCTTCTCACCTTCCATCTCAGCCTTCAGCTGGCCCCACATCGTGGCCTTATTCATCTTTCGGCTGAACACCAACATC